TAGCCCAAAACTCGTCCGCATCTCGGATCGCTTTTGCCATCTGCTCTATTGATGGGGCGGTGTAGGTGGCAAGCCCTTGAATTTGAAAGTTGGGCGGGCATAGAATGACGATGTTGTCCTTGCCTAGCTCCTTGACGGCTGTTTGGATAAGTTCCAAGGGGTTCCTTTGGTAGCCTTGGGAGATTCCAAAGGGAGCAACCAGGTTGTAATCCTTGGGAAGCCCGAAAGCAGGGTTTTCATTTAGACGGTCAAAGACAATGTTGGTTTTATCAGCCTTTGCAATTAGAGGATGGCTATAAACAAAATCTGTCCATGTTTTTCTGCTTCTTCGATAATCACCATATTTTCCCGGCCAAATCTCCAAATCCAAAACCTCTGCATCCCAAGGAGTCGTTTCTAGCGGCTTGGCATAGGAAACCAAATCAAAAACTGCGTGATATTGCTCGAAGCAATCGAAGAGAACTTCATGGCCTTGGTCGGCTAGGTATTTGCAAGCCGGAAGGCATCGAAGCACATCCCCCAACCTCTCCCGATATTTAATTATTTTAGGTTGAGTCATCCACTACGCTCCTGTCTTGGACATGGTGAAAGAATTTGTTTAGGCGGACTGGGCCGTGGGTTTTTTGCATTTCTTCCCACTGCTCTACCAGCCCCGCATAGCCATAAAAATCCTGCTTAAATTCGACTTGGGGGCGAAGCGAAAAAGCATAATGCTCAAACACAAGCCCCATTTCCTCGGTAATACCGCGAGGGATTCTGATTGGCTGGTAATTCAGCAAGGGCGGTTCGTGACTAGTAAATTCTATCCCTTCTCCCCACCTCCACGCTCGATACCATTCGTAAGGATAAGAGCCAAACCCTCCCCGACTTACCACAATCTTTTTTCCAATGTGATACTTGCAGTGGAATTGTGCCGCCGTGCCGGGGGTGCGGTCGATTAAAAGTCTGTATATCGCCTCAATCTGTTCTGGAGTCCAAAACTCATCAGCGTCCTGCTCCATCACTACGCCACAATCCACCCCTTCCAACGCCCTTCGTACCATCTCAATTTTCCCATCCCAAGATTTGTTTTGCCATTGAATAGAAACTTTTGGATGGTGAAGATTTTTTAAGTATTCGTGTGTGCCGTCAGTAGAAAGATAGTCCTTGTGCCATTTGTCGGGGATTTGCCTGCACCATCTTGTGCAATTTCTAGGCTCTGCCACTCCCTCAACAATTCGCCACTGCCAAGGAATTTGAAGTTTTTGGTAGGTTTGTAATTTTTGGGAGATGTATGGCTCCCCGTTCAAAACGATGGTAAAGATGGTTAGCATTCTTTTATCCAGCATTGTTCCATTGTTGAGAATCCCTCTAGAACTTCATTGACGGCCTGCACGACCCCCGGCCAAGTTTCAATATAATCATGCCCCGCCAGAATCCCGCCCTTGCGAACCTTGGGCATCCAATTTTGAATGTCCTTTTTTACAGCCTCATAGGCGTGGTTGGCATCTATAAAAACGGCATCTAGCGAATTATCCTCAAAAAGCAGGGATGCCTCATCGGTTGTCATTCTGTGGGCTTGGTAGTGTTCATTTAGAGGAGTCATATTGGAAATAAACTTTTCATAAAGCCCATCCGTCATTCCGGCTGTGTGTTCGCCCGACCCAAGCCAAGTGTCCACAATATGAAGCTGAATATCTTTGCTTTTGTTTTTTGCCTCTACCACAAGAAACGCGGAACTTCTTCCCTTCCATGCGCCAAGCTCAACAAGAACTCCGTTTGGCCTGCACCGTGAAACCATGAGTCGGTAAACATTGGGGCTTGTGAACCATTGTTCCCCAAAATCGGCATCTATATGTTCCATCATTTCCTAAAAACGGCGCACCCGTTTCTCCAAGATTTTTCCTCCCAAACGCAATCATAATTAAAGTCCTTTAGCCAATCATAATTGTGCTTGTTTTTGATGTCGTTGGTATCGTCCAGGGCTACAAGTCCGCCTTCCCCCACCTTGGGAAACCACACTTCAAAATCTGCCTTGCCGGAAAATGCCCCGCCATCAAACAAGATAAAATCAACCCTGTCTTTTAGTGCCATATCTCCATAAACATATTTGGCCGCTATTCTAAAATCTTCCTTGTGCCACTCGGTAATCTGACCCAAGGAATATTGGTTTAGCTTTGTGTTTGTGTTGTAATAAAAATCAGTCACTTCATTCTCGCTCATCCACTTCATCGGATTGCTTGAAAGCTGATGAACAGCCAACCCTCCTTGCCTAGAATCTAAATTGTATTGATGCCGCCCTATGCGATCCGGGTGAATCTCTAAACTAAATAACTCCCTTGTTTTAATGCATTGCGTGGAGCCGTCCCCGGTTCCTCCGCCAATCTCCACGCCAAGGGCAAGCCCTTTGGAGTATTCCGCCAAGGCTTTCCCAAATGGGTCGGCTAGGGTAATTTCTTGCATTTATTTTTTTTTAATTTGGCGGTATGTTTAATGGCTTCCACGATCACATAATTGATGACGGCTTGCCTGTCCTTGGCAAGCAATTCCATCCCAACTTCATAAAGCTCCTTCTTCGCCTTTTCGTCATACTCAATATCCATTAAAACATACTTGGTTTTATCTGGCCTCGATTTGCCAAAAGTAATCACGCCCAAATCTTTTGGGTCGCTAGGCTTGGGTTTTCTAACGCCAAGAATCGGCTTTTCTTTTTTCATAGATTGCTTTCCCCTTTTCATAGAACTCTGGTTTGTTGTGGTTTCTAATTAGATCATCCGGCTTGCCGCCTGTAAATAAGGGGTTTTCGTGTTTGAATTGAATATGTTTTGCCTCAATCACAACTCCATCACTATAAGCCCTTTCTGTAAACTCATTATCCGAATAAATTCCGTCTGACGATTGATAATCTGGGTGGAACATAAAGCCCCCCTGTTGATCAAGCCTCTTTTGCGTTAAAATCGCCATACAAAGCAGTTTATCAGTCCGAAGCCCATCAGATATTGCCAGCACTTTAGAATCATTTGTAGCCCCAATAGCGGTCGAAATTAGGGCATCCCAATGACGGCAAGGACTCCAATCATCGCTCATTTGAATTAAAATATCTCCTTTAGCCATTTTTGCGCCATAGTTCCAAGCATTCACGATCCCGCCGGGGTTGGCTCGGATGGCTTGGTGGGGAGTGTAATCTTGGGGGTCATTGTGATCCACCACAAAAATCCATTCAACTTCTAGGGGCTTCTCGGCCAAACAAAGCCATTGCCACCGCCTTTGCCAAGCGATCTGCGGCCTGCCCCTTGTGGCGTGGATGACTGAGATTTTGGGGGCTGGCCTAGCCTTCTTCATCTTTTCCACCTCGCCTTGTTCCTTGACCGAAGCGGAAGCGGTTTCGTATAAATCCAAAGATTGCCATTGGTAAATGGCTTCGTTCAAATTCCAGTAGTGTTGTTTCGGTCTTGGGAGTGTCATGCAACAACGCATCACGCCCCAGCATTTAATCCATTCGCCCCTAGCGGCGTATTCTTGCCCCACCCAAAAATAGGCTTCCCTTCGATCCGGCATAAGGGTAATCGCCTCACCCAACCATTTTAGCCTTTCCGCTTGCGGGGAGATCCTTCCCAAGTTGGTCAATACATCATAGCGAAGCGTTTCCTCCAAAACCTCAAACATTAAAGCCTTCTTGCTTGTCTCATAGCATTCCGTGTGTTTGCCCGACAAAAATTGTTCCTGTGCTATGTAATAAAGAGCGTTGGGTGCTGGCTCAATCATATCCCCAAGAATCTTAAAGTTGCGCTCTGCCGATGTTGCCTTGTAGCCGTGGGGTTTGTGAATCCTGACAATCTTATCCACGCCAATCAGCTTTTGCGGTTCAGTGGCAACCAGCATTTCGTGAACTCGGTTCTTCCATCTCCCCTTGCCCTTCCGCAAGGCCATCTCTCGAAGAGGATTTAGGGAGGCGTTTTCCACCCAATAACGAAACGCAATTAGGTCTGCCCCTTTCTGATTTGCTTGAACAATCGCATCGTCCACGATTTGCGGGGCATCCTTCGCCATCTCATCATCGGCATCTACCCAGAAAGACCAATCACAAGAACAGGCATCTAAAGCCGTGTTCCTGGCGGTTGCAAAGTCATCTATGTGAGGCCAATCAGTTTTTTGATTCTGGTAATGAACGACTTTAGCCCCAAGGCTTTTTGCAAGCTCCTCGGTCTTGTCGGGTTCTTTGCTCCCCCTCGCGATACAGACAACTGTTTCATTGGCAAGCGGGGCAAAGCTACGAATACATCTTTCAATATACGCCTCTTCATTTCCGGCGATTAAGTAAAGGGATATGGGATTTCTCACAAGGATTTCAAGGGGTATTTAGTGTCAATTCATACAAAAGAAAGGGGGCTAGAGTTTTTTAGGCTCTAGCCCCCGGAGGAACCACACAATTCTATATTACGCGAAGCTCGTGGTAATACGAACACCAGCGTTCGGGTCAATCACAACCTCATCCGTGTTCATGCGAACGCGAAGAACATTGGAACGCCGAGCCTCATCCCGATAGCTTTCGGAGACGAAACCACCAGCCGAATCGCCCGACCAGACCAAGGTGCGCCCGATGCCGCCAGCGGTGAACTCACCGCCAGCAACTTGGCCGACAACGATCTTGGCGGAGCCGATTGCGAATCCGCCGGAGTAAGATTTGTTCTTACCAGCGGAGTTGATGGCCGCACGACCAACCAGAAGCTTGGAAACTCCCAGAGCCGCCGCGATTTCCTGCTCGCTCAGAAGACGCGCC